GATTGTCAGGATTGTAGTCTGGTACCTGCGCACGATGCTGTACCTGCGTTGCGCTCCAAGAAAATGTGTTCCCTCTATCAGTACGGAATGATGCCACTTGGCAGGAGTCAGACGCAGGGCCTGTCCAATCTTGCACTGCGTCCACTGCGCGGGCCTCGGCATCGGACTCGGTGTCCTCGTCGGAGAGCGAAACAGAAACGCTACCAGAGCTCACCATATGATTGTTGGCGAAAGTCCATGACGATCCACCTGGGTCGTTGGATGCAACCAGCGGGCATCTATCTGTGACGCCATAGACATATTCCACGCCACGCTTATAGCCAGCGGTCGCCGACGTCGCAAAAAAGGCGAACTGCACATCGGTGTTGCCATAGTCTACTCTGCACGGGCTAACAAGATTCACTTGCCCAGTTGGAGTGACCCCAGTGGTGACCCACTCTCCGACGCATGGTGTCACGGTGTTTGTCAGTGGATTGTACGTCGCCGTGCCGTTTGCCGTAAACCTATAGGTCGTGTCGATGCTACCATCGCTATAATGGTCTTTCGTGACGTACATTGACCCAGAAAAGGATAGCGACTTCCACTTCCGAGGAGGAGACTCAACGAATGATGGGTGCAGCGCATCCCACCCCTTTAGCGTCGCATTAAGAGACTTATATCTGCACTGCGTCGCAGGGCATGGAGCATTGCGCTCTGACGGGTCCTCAGGTACCCAAGGATTGTCTGGGTCTGGCTGCTCTGAAGGGTAGTATGGATCAGGGCCTCCTCCAGTTTTCCCGCCTTCATCCTGCTCATCGGTTTCGCCAGTTCCGCCTCCTCCGCCACCGGGAGGCGTAGGGGAAACATTGTCGTACTCGTACATCGTGTTTGACAGTGCAGCGTCAACGAAGATGCCTTCGTCCTTCGTCTCCCAGATGCCTGGATAGATGCGCTCAATGTAACGTCCCTTACTTCCGTCACCAAGCGTTCGCGTCACCACTAGCCACACTTCGTCGCCAGCGGTTTTGCCATAGCCAACAACTACGTCTTCAACGATTCCCTGCGTTACGTGTCTCGCCCATGCCACCACCTTCTGGGAAGCATCGTAAATGCAGCTGAGGAGCACGCCGTCATTTCTCACCACCCAAACAATCGGGTCTGGCTGACGCTGGAAGGCCATCGCCTTCACTCCACCCCTCATGATGTGCTCGGCGAACTGCGTAATGTCGTTGTCTTCGTAGCCATACGTCGAAAGCGAATACGTCAACTCGTACAGCTTCTCCGCGTCGCGCTGCACATGCAGTACCGCGCCTCCCGCATGAATTGGGCGAATACGTGCGCTTCCGATTGAGCATTGGCGCTTAATCTGCACGTTGCTTGGCGTAACAGGATCATCGCCAGCGTTGCTCCCTTGAAGGACGTATTCAGCCGAAGATGTCCCAATCAGAAGTGAGTTATTGTGTGCCGTCATCCACATGACGAATAGGCGTTCATCTGAGCCTATTTCGTGCATGAAAGCATCGTCATCTAGCGTCCCATATGCGAAGTTCTCGTAGTCTCCGACAACGCTCCCCCACACGCTTTGCGGCTGATAGGTTGTACCTGCGTACACCATGCGCTGCTGGAACAAGCAGCATGAACGAGGGAACCCACGGAAATCAGACCAGGCTCCTTCATACCAAATCTTGGTGGCCTCCCCGGATGAATACATCCGGTCATAGATGAACACGTTGGCCACCGTTGCAGACGTTACACTCAGCACCTTTGCAGTACCGTAAATATATTCCTCTGCGGCCTCAAGCGTCACGTAAGGGATGTCCCCTTCTATGCCGGAGAAGTTCTCGATCTTCACCCGCCAAAGCGCAATCTTATCCTTCTGCTCAATCTCAGTCTCGAAGTTCTTATCTTTTGCACTCTCGTATGTGTAAACATCCTCCCACACGGGCGTTTCAGCTTCATAGGCCCGTTGGAGGATAATCGTAGCAGCCCAGGTTCCGCACGTACTAAGCGTAAAGCGCCCCTTAACACGAATGAAAGGCTTCACCCCGTTCACCGTAATGGCGCTTCGGACCTTCCGAGACGCGGCCTTCACGCCAATCTTCCAATAGCTGCCAACGTGTTTCTGGTCGAATAATGGGGCCGATGCCGTAAGCGTGCAGTTACCGTACTCAGCAGAAGGAGTAAGAGTCGTATCTGTCACATTCAACGGCATGAACGGATGCTCGTCAAATTCGATAGGAGCAATCGTCCAATTATCATCTGCGTAACGGGCCAGCTTCTGAGGAGCAATAAGCGGATGCGTGATATAGACCACATCGTTGATCTCCTTCCAGTCAATGTCCCCGATCGTGTCCTCATCATACGGACTCACGATTTCGTAAGGGGCCCCGTCTTTCATCACGATGCCGCCATCAGTGAAGAACCGAATATACCTGTCTCCAAACTCCAAGAAGAATACGACATCCGTACTATAACTGAACGTGACCAGGCGCGAGTTCTTTCCACTGCCATACTTCGTTGAAGCAATGTACTGCGTGCCGGCCCGCTTCTCGGCGTTTCCGTACTTACGCGGAATCATGTTCTGCATCTGACGGCAGCCACGGCCAAATACGTCAAGGTCGTAGCGACGGAAAAGCAGCGGGCTTATCTCACCGCCGTTGAAGTTGAGTTGATCCCTGCGGCTATTTCCTTGCTTTGCCATTAGAGTGTGTGGTTATGCCAACGTGCCCTGTCGAAGATGTTGTTTAGGCGAGGACTCCACTGCCTCACTTTGCGCTGCCCAAAGTCAACTGTAAACGCGCGACTAAGCGCCCGTTGGTACTCTTGGTTGAGCATTACGGCAAGATTAGGGTCTCGCTGGCGCATCGTCGCCAGCTTCGATGCAACCAAGGCAATCACTGCGGAGCGGAACAGATTGTCGAATGATGCCTCCGTGGCGCTATACTTCACGTAAACAAGCTCTGCTTCGTCTGCGTCCGTGTAAATGTAGCTGCCCTCGATTGCGAAAATCGTACTGCCAGAGATGTACGGGGCATCGTTAAACTTCACGATGCGCAGGCAGTCGGCTGGAATCGCATAAGCATACTTCCATCCAAACGCAGGCGTGACATCATCGGCAGCCGTCAACGTCTCTCGCGTGGTAAGGCATTGCCAGTTGCGTTCACGGCCAGCTTCACGGATGGACTCCTCAAGAACTGAGGCCAGTGTACGAGCATGGATGAATGACGAGTCGTTGAAGTCAATGCTCTGCGGCTCTGCAATCTTTAGGAGCGCAGCCTTCAGAATGTCACTGCTATCCCCCACCTCTTTCCATTCGCTCTTAGTCTCCACCATGTCCAGACGTTGAGCCCTGTTCCCGATAAGCGCCTTATACTCGTCAGTGAGGAGCTTCACAAGGTCGGAGTCTTGCCGTTTAACAGAGCACATCTTGGAAGCAAGATAGACGGAAATGGCCTCGCACAGCGCCGTGTCAAACGTGCCGGGGTCACTCTTGTATGCCGTGTAGCACAGCTTCGCCTCCGTGGCATCCGTTACGATTGTGCCTCCGTTTACATCGAAGTAGTCTTCATCCGGGGCAGTGTGCTCGTTAAAGCTCAGAGCACGCACAAAGTCATTAGGAAGCGTGTATGCCTTCGTCCATCCAAAGGCTGGGGCTGTCGTCGCCGTAAGCGTTGCAAGCGTCGTGAGGCATTTCCATGGCGTCTCGCGGCTCACCTGCTTAACTGTTTCAGCCCAAAGCGCAGAGGCCAGTACAGCATTGGGGTCTTTGGTGTCGCTGATGGAGGCGATGCGCTTCTCGCCAATTCTCACCAACGCTTCATTCACTACGTCCAACTGTGAGGCCATTCTGGATGTTCTCCTATGTCTCTTACATTAAACCCCCGCCCGAGACACACAACTCAGGCGGGGGAGCACTATTTATGAACAACACACGAACAGCGGGAGGCCCATGAACCCCTCCCGCAATCTTTTACATCTTGGCGAACACCGCGCGAATCACGATCTTCTTGTCAGCGGTCAACGTGTCCGCAGTGGCAAGGGTCGCGATAAACGTGGTGGGTTTCGTGGTGGTAGCAGGCGTCAGCCACTGCACACCGCCAGTAGCGCCAACCGACGCGGCGGCATGAACGTCAACGCTCGCAGCGATGCAGTCCGCATCGGCAGTCGTACCGATGTGAAGCGTCGCGGTACTGCCGAGAGCTTCGCAGTCGATATGCCACAGATTAGGGACAGCTCGATAGCCGGCTGGAACGGTGAACAGGTTAGCCGTATCGTTGGCTGCGTCGAAGTCGCCTGCTACGGCAATCGTAGCTTCATAGTAGGCAAAACTAGCTCCCAAGCAAGAACCGTAGCCAGCGGGAGCCGGCTCGGTGTTTTGGACGACATAGATGTCGGAATCAATAGATGCCATGTTGTTGGTTCTCCTTTAGTTGTTAGGCGATGGTGGCGTAGTAGTTCTTGACGATGAACACGCCATTGTCCTGCGCGCGAGCGCCACCCATACGAGCGGAACTGCGGAACTGGATAGCCCCGTTACGATCAGGACGACTCTCAATGGCCGACTTGCGCGAGCCAAAGTTGAACCGGATGGCCTTTTTGCCGTAAACCAAAGCGTTGACGGTGTGGGCGGTGGTGCTCGTGGTGAGCTGGTTGGAAACAATCCAGTTAAAGCCCATCCAACGGCTACCAACGACGCTGCCTCCTTCAATCGGGGCAACCGTAGTGTAGTCCTTGGAGCGAACTTCTGCGACGTTGACGATGAGGTTTTCCTCGTCCTTGGCGGAAATGACCCAAGTGAGTTCGGCGGGATTTACGTCCTGCTCACGAGCAAGTCGAACGACCTGCGCCACCTTGGCGAACGTAAGGCCGGCGTTACTATGCGCAATGACGTTGGCGGAAGGGAACGCTTCCGTGCTGGTCGGCGCATTGGCACCGATGGACACCGCACCTTCGACGGCTGCAATAATCTTCTTCTCCTTGATGCGGTTGTAGCCATAGGTCATGGCATTGATGATGTCGGAGCCAGGGCTCGTAATCTCGTCGAGAAGGGACTCGTCCCATTCATCAAGAGCCGGAGCCACAGGAACCATCACCTTCTCGGTGACAACCCAACGCTGGGTGGCATTGTACTCACCGATGTTGGTTTGCGCCATACGGCCATCGGTGGCGTCCGCCCAATCAATGGTGGTGCCGACGAGAATGGACTTCGACTTTGCATCGAAGTTGAACGGGGTAACAGTGCTGTCGAGGACAGAACTGGTCTGCTGAATCGCCGCCTCGATATTGGTGGCGAATTTCTGATGAAAAATCTCAGGGATCGTATAAGACATTTGAAATCCTTACATTGAAGTTTACTAACACTTCGGATTTCGTGTGCCCGCACCAGCGGCACTACTTTCCATCGGCACCTGAGAGGCCCATTGCTGGGGTGGCAAACAGGACATCGCCTAGAACGGAGAAATAGCCCCGCGCTAGGCGATGTCAATACGCTATCTTTACTTCTTTGCTAAAGATGCAAGTTTTCTGGCAATCTCGCTTTGCTGGCGATTAAGCTCATTGTACTTTGCAAAGTCTCCAGACGCCTGAGCCTGCATTGCCTGCTTGCCAAGTTCGAGCGCCTTGGCCTGCAAGTTGACAGAGCCACCTCCGTCGCTAGAGCCATTAGCTGATACGAGACTGGACTCGCCAAGCTTCTCGTGTACCTTGGCCAGAAGCTTGATGACTGAGGCATTGTTGCCGATTGAAGGGTCGTTTACGTCAACTCCAAGCGCCGCAGCCGCCGCAGAAGCGTTCTTCAAGCACTCAGCACGCTTCGCACCGAAAGCCTCCGTGAGCGCAGCGTCCTGTTGCTTCATGTACGCCTCCATACGCTTCGACTCAAGGCCCATCTGGTACTCGGCGAGCTTCTGTACCTCCTCCTTGCCGAAGCCCTCCTTATGGGCGAACGCTGCAAATTCCTTGGCAGTGGCATCGTCCCAGATCGTTCCAGCAGGAAGCTCGGCGGGCGCTTTAAGCTCATAGCCATCTGGCGTCTCAGGGACACCTCGAAGCGTGCGCATACGGGTGTTGAAGGCGTCCTTGACGTTCTGCGGGGCATCCTCAGCCGGGCGCTCAAAACCTTTCTGCGACGCCGCCCAGTTAAGATTCTCCAAGCCCTTGGCTAGATTGGCAGCATCTTTCCATCGGCTCGCCACCTTGGAGAACGCCGCACGAGACTCTTCAGGGAAGGCTTCAAGGAACGCCTTGTTTAGCGTACCGTCCTTCTCGTAAATTGTGAAGGCGTGAGCACTAGCCTCACCGCCTCCTTGTGCCTCACTTTTATTCGTACTTACTTGGGATGAGGACAAAATTGTACCAGCGCCACCTTGCGACGCTTGAGCCTGCTGTTGCGTAGCTGCCTCGCCGCCACCTTGCGCTCCAGTTTGTGAGCCAGCGCCATTTACGCCAGCAGAGTTCCCGCCATCACTTACATTTGAGTCCGCCATAGTGTTATTCGTCGTTGTTGTTGTTGTTGTTAGTGCCAATGAAGCCTACTCGCTTGAGAAGGCCCAAAGCAAAATTGCGCCCGCCGTCACGATATGCGGCTGCGTGCGTCTCCTCCATCTGCGATGCGATGAACGTGGGCTGGTAGACACCAGCCTCGCGTGCAATCACCTCTAGCACCGTTTGCTGCGCCTCGGTTCGCGGCGTGCCTGGTTCGCCAAACACAGTGATGAAAGCTTTACGCTCCTCTTCGCGTTTGCGACGCATCTTCTCTACATCCGCCATTTGTCCGTGTATGATGCTCATTGTGTTAGATGTTTAATAAGAAGAAAAGCGGTGGCGAAAACAGATGTAAGTGATAGCACTGAAAAAGAAACCAGAAGCCATGTAAGCATGGACTCCTCGCGCGCTACTACCGATAGATACTCTTCCTCGGAATACGTTGGCCGAAGTAATCCTGGAAACAACGTTACTATTTTATAGATGGGCTTGTGTGTGTTTTGGTTCATGCGAAACTACTGCCCGCCGCCGCCACCCACTGCAACATTCAATCCTGCTGCCTTGGCGTCTTTGGCCGCACTAGCTGCCTCGCTCGCCATTGAAAGAGCGTTCTGTTGCTGCATGGCCTGCATACGCGCATCGGCCACCTTCTGAGCCTCTTCAGGCGTGCGGATGCTGCTGTCGGCAAGGTTGAAGCTGCGGGCCGCCTTACGTGCCATGTCAACGAAGTCGAACTGGTCAACCGCCGTTGCGTCATACGGAGCAATGGCAGCAAGCATATTTAGCACTTGGAAACTGCTCCGCGTCTGCACTGCCTGCACCGCCAGGCTAATCTTCGACTGGTAGGCCATCTGTGGCTCTACGTTGTTGTTCTCAGCAAACTGGAACACAACAGCCGGAGGCTTCGGGAAACGACCAGCACGGAGCAATAAGGCAAATACACGCCTCAGCAACGGGTCGATGAACTCCCCGTAATAGCGGGCTTGCGCAGGATGGAATAGAACGAGTTTTTCGTCCGCCAACTGCATCGCCTCAAAAGTCGCCATGCGCTTCGTGCTGTCCGTAAACACTTGGAACATGTCATTGAAGAACGTGGCGCGAATCGACTCTTGCTTGGCAGCAAGCAACTCAGAACCCCACTGCACTTGCCCACCAGTGTACAAAGACCTCGGGATGAGGTCGGGCCGGTTGCTATCCAATACGACAAGGCCATTAGGAGAAAGGTCGGGCGACTCCTCCATGTTGTCGTAAACAGCAGTGGGCGGAAATACAGCCTTCTCAATGCCGGCAGAGAGACAGGCGCTAAGGAAATTCGTCTCGCGAATCGTCGGCATACACTTCATCGCCGGAGAAACGCCATAGCGTTGACCACGCATCTTCTCCCAGCGCGTAACGAAAATCGGCATCTCCTCGAAACCGCCTTCGCTCACAAGCCACTTATCGTCCTTGTCAACGTAGAAGTCGGCGACGGGCTTGTTCTCCTTGTCCAGCTTCTTCTCATCGCGCCATCCGTCAGGACGCGGCATCACCATGTGGACATACTCATGCGTGTCGTCCCATTTCTTGCCGCTAGGATCGTCAAGCGCCTCCCTCACCTTAGACGACAACGCAGCACGACCAAACTTCTTCTCGGCCTGCCGATGCGTAAACTTAATGCACCGTGCCACCGTGTCTACAACGCCACGGTCGTCCTCGTCGATGAGGAAATGCCCGGCCTCAAAATGCTTGAACCAAAGGCTCCCGTTATGCAGCTCGCTGTACATGGCACTCGTGCCAGCCCAGCCTCTATCTTGAAGCACGCCCAAGCTCTCCGTGTAGAAATTGCTCCGCGCCATTTCCTGACGCATAATCTCACCGCACTTGGCATACCACTGCACCGCCTCTTCATTATCGGACAACCCTGCCGGAGGCACGCCCGTATACCAAATCTCGTTAATCGGCGTCATGTTCGCCATACTGCCAGCAGCAAGCACGTCGTTAGCCCTTACGGCAGTGTCGTCATAAAGGTTGCCACTGATGGAACGCAGGTCTGGGCTCACCCAGCTCATAATATCCGACTTCTGCGGGGAAACGTACTTTGCCACCTCGTCGATGATGTTGAGCCAGTCCGTGGCATCAGCCTTCATCTTGTCGTAGCGGTCTACCACCCACCGACCCAACTCTTCTCTTGAAGGCTTTTCGCTCATAAATTGTTACACCCCACCCAATAGAGTCTTAGTTGCCACCTGCGTGTTCCCGTCCTGCGCCCCTGCAAGAAGCGTGCTCTGCTGACCTTTACGACGGAGTGCAGCTAGTTGTTGCTCACGAGCCTTCGTAGCCGCCTCGCTGGTCGAGACAACAACGGGCTGACTGACAGAAGGAGATTTGCTTGGGCCACCCATGACGCCCTATCTGGATAAGTTTAGTACAGAGGTCAAGATTCTTTTAGCCCTGTCCATCTCCATCGTGTACATCTCCCCCCTGTTCACCCAGCAAATGTATGGAAGCTTCAGCGACTCCCACTTGTAAAGCTGCCCGATGTCACCAGCAGCAGCAGCAATGAACCAGCAGTTTATGTCGTCCTCCCTAAACTCCACACGAGGGTTGCAAATAAGCGCAGCGTCAGCACCTGCCACAACCGGCCTGAACATGGCAAACAACGTCTTCGTCGAATGCACCTCACCGTTCAGCGTGTACAGGTCAAGCTCCTCATCGAAGCTCATAAGCAACTCATCTGCATGGTCGGCATACCACTGCCGCATCCGAAGTATCGGATAGGGGCCAACGTCACCAAAAAGCATACGTCCTGTCATTGTCATACACGGCCAACTAGCTTCAATGGCCTGCGTTGTCCAGTTGCATAATCGCCATGGACGTTACCAATCGCCCTCATCTTCGACCGAGCCCACCAAGCATCGTCATCGTCGTCAAAGTCGCCAGTCGCATTTGATGAAGCAATTCCACGCGCAGAACGCTCAACCGCACTCTTCCCCTTCAGCATCCCTAGCGACAACGCCTCAGCCATGGTTCTAAAGGCGTCAGCGCCGTGGCTGTAAATGTCATGCACGGGCGACGTCTTCATATTCTGCCCATCCTTCACCTGCTCCACGCGGTAGCTTTCCAATGCCTCCAATCCGCTAGGAAGCGTCCGCCCCCCAGGCCCGTCAAACACCTTAGTGCAATTCGTAGCGTGGAAATAGCAAAGCGGAAGCAGCTTCCTCACAAGGTCGATGCCCAGCCGGCGATTCTCCACCCTAGGGACGCACACCGTGTTCTTCATCCCCAAGTTGGCAAACTCACCCATCCACGACGGCCCAATACCTCCCTTGTTGTCCGCATCATGTGGCAGGAAGTTGAGCTTCACCTGACTATTGTATTTCCACCCCCACCGATCAATCACGTCCACATACACCTTGCTATGCACTTCTGCTGACGAGAAATAATCAATAACGTAAATCGCCGGCCCAACAAACTGCACAAGCCAGATGCACGTCAGGTCAACACGACCCAAGTCCCAGAAGGCATACATCGGCGCACCAACGTCAGGCTGGAAGTCTAGAATGCGCTTCGCCTCCCTCAACTTAGCCACAATAGGCCCGTACACGCTGCCCACAATCGTCGAAGAAAGCATCTCCTCCATCGTCAACGGAAACTCCGTCGCCATGGCCTCCCCCTGCTCCAGCTTCTTCTTGCTCCACCAGAGCTTCTGCCCGGCCGTCAACGCCTTCCCTCTACGGGCCGCATCCTCGAAGTATTCCACGTGTTCACGCGGAAACTGCCACCTCGGAGCCGACGCCGGATCAATGCTGTTCTTGTCGTCCCAATCCCACCCATAGAATACCATCTTCCAGTCCAAAGGCGTCGCCCCATCTGCATTGAACTTACTGGCA